ATGGATGCTATGTTCAACGCAAAATACGACATTGAAGTATTAGCAGGGGCATTCAATATGGACAAAGCGGAGTTTATGGGTCGGCTGTTCTTAGTAGACAATTTTGCCACTTTTGACAACGACAGATTTATTGCTATTCGTGAAAAATCTGATGGTCTTGAAGAGGTAACACAGACGGAGCTTGATTTGATGAAACATGTCAAAGCTATTTTGATTGACGAAGAGTGGTTTCAAGTGTACGATAAACTGAACAAGTTTACAGAGAAATATATGGCTTCGACTATGGAATGGAATTATTTCTATCATGTTTGGAAAATCGTAACACACAACCCGTTTGCGAATGCTATTGTATTTGTGGATGATACCGCAGATGTGACATTGCCTACTACTATCACTGCTAAGATTACTGAAAAAATGACAGCTGACAATGCAACGGTTTTAACTGTTGAAGCAAGTGCTAACGGTGCTAAACTTTCACCAAACGTAGCAAAATTTGTTCAGACTGAGGAATTAGTTACAAACGGTATTGCTGTTCATGGCTATGGTGCGTATATGATTCCAGCAAGAAACAGTTCAGAGATTCAGATTGTGGTTGAAAACGGTGGTGCTACTTATACGAATAGCAAGACTAAGATTAACGCAAACAGTAATGTCGGCGTGAGTGTTGACCTTACAAAGCAGTAATATAATATAATACTTTTAAGAGGGTGGTTTTTTCCACCCTCAGAAATGAGGGAATATGACAGAACAGAAAATTAATAAAAGTGCTTTTGTTGATTCAAGCGGTAAAGTGTGGGGGAATGTAGGCGAAAATATTAGAAACGGTAGTAAAAATTTAAAATCAACTTTTGATAGTTTAGATGAAAATGAATTGCAAAACTTACCTGTAATGCCGATTAAGGGTCACTGGGAATATATTATTGATACGGTTGATTCAACTTTGATTCATTCTTTTTCAAACTATTCTATTGACAGTAGTGACCGTTATGCAAAATTAAATTGCAAAATTTATTCGATTATTCTTGTAAATAGTGATAATACAGTACCTTTTCAGTCATTATGTTTACCGTTCATTAATAATAACGAAACTTATATTGAATTTTTAACAAATGCAACAGTAGAGTGTGCTAATGAATATTTAATCTATATAGGTGATGAATAATGTATATCGAACCAACTACAAATATAAGACTTTTAAAAGACGTACCACTTGATAACAGCTATAAACACACGTTATTCTTTCAAACTCACGCTGACCAGATTGGATATTTTGTTTCTAAACAAAAATATAGTTTGGGTAATTATTCATACCAGAGAATCAATAAGGGTGTTGCAAGGGTTGGCATTTGTGCAGATAACATCTATGAGTGCAATTATATGATGTTTAAAAACATAAATTTTGGTGATAAATGGTTCTATGCGTTTATTACAAAAATTGAATATGTTAACAATGAAATGTCAACTGTTGAATTTGAGATTGACGAGATACAAACATGGCTGTTTGAAATGCAATTAAAAGAATGTTATATTGAACGTCAGCACACGGTAACAGACAATAAATACGAGCATATCGAACCAGAAAGTATCGACTTTGGAAACATGATTACTCTTGAATCACACGTGCCAAATACAACCGTTGATTCTGATGGCCATACAATCGGAAATTTGCATGACTGGGTGTTAGTTGTCTGCACTGCACCAAAAGGAAAAGACGATATTTTAGCTTTAAAACAAAACGGTGTTGTTAGTTGCGCTCAATATTATTACTGTCTAAATAGCAGTGCTAGTGTGAAAGATTTTTTAGTCAATGTCCTTAGCGATTTTGATCAAGATAATATTTATTCGGCGTATATGTTTCCGAGTGCATTTTGTGGTGGAAGTCAGCCTTCTTCATCACATATCATTGATTATGGACAGGATGCACCGATTCGATATAACATGTCAATAAAAGTGCCAGATAGTATCAACGGTTACGTTCCTAAAAATAACAAATTGTTTTCATCACCTTATATGATTTATGAAGCAACAGATGATTGTGGAAATTCACAGTTTTATTTGCCGGAACTGTTTGGAAGTAATAATATTGATTTTCATGTTTATGGAAAATATATTGGAAATCCAGAAATTTGCATCACGCCTTTATCTTATAAGGGCGAAACAGAAAATTATTCTGAAACATTTGTGATTAGTAACTTTCCAATGGCAAGTTTTGCAAGTGATACTTTTCGTGCGTGGTTAGCAAATAACGGTCTATCCACATACATTGGTACGTTGGGTAATATTTCAAGCGGTGTTTTAAGTGGCATTACTGGCAATTTAGTTGGCGTTGCTCAAAGTGCTATCGGTGTTGCACAACAAGTTAATAACTTAGCTGTTGCATACAATCAACCTAACAAACTTGTAACAACAGATAATAGTCAAATTGTTGCGACTTTACTTCAAAAAATACCTAGAGTAAAAATAAAATGTTTAACACAATCGTACTTAAAACAAGTTGATGATTTTTTTACTGTTTATGGTTACTCTCTTAATGTAAAAGGTATTCCAAACTTACATGCAAGAAAAGAGTTCACTTTTGTGAAAACTAATGAGTGTGTTGTAAGAGGTGATATCCCAATAGATGCTATACGAACAATTTGCAAATGTTTTGACAGTGGTATTACATGGTGGGTGAATGGTGAAAACGTAGGAAACTATGAAGTTGATAACTCAGTGTTATAAGGTGGTGTATAATGAAGAAAAAGAAAAATCAATCGTTCCATAATACGCTAATGGCGAACGGTGCAACTTATGTGCAATATTATAACCGATTAATGGAACTTTCTATGTCAATGTTTGAATGGAAAAATTTACCAGATACAGTTGATGAAAGATACTTAGAACTAGGGCTTTTTTCTTCTGGTTGTATGGTATTTTTTAAAGATGATGTAATCGGTGAATTAGCTTTGAATATGACATATCAAGGTGGTTTCGATATTTATGGTGAACCTACTAAGCGTAGAGCGTATAGCAGATACAATCAATTTCAAACAACTCTTGATAAAGACAACAGTGTAATTATATGGAACAATATGCTGAGAACTAATTCGGCACTTGACGTGCAAATGTTTGCATATAGATTATACAATCTTGATAGAATAGTTGACATCAACGCAAACGCTCAAAAAACACCTGTTTTAATAACTTGTGATGAGAAACAAAAGTTGACTATGAAAAATCTTTACTTACAATATGAGGGCAATTATCCTGTAATTTTTGGTGACAGTAATCTGGATATCAAAAGTCTTAGCGTATTAAAAACAGACGCACCTTTTGTTAGTGATAAAATCTATGATTTAAAAGTTAAAATCTGGAATGAAGCACTCACTTATTTAGGTATTTCAAATATAAACACTACAAAGAAAGAACGGATGATAACAGATGAGGTTATCAGAAATCAAGGTGGAACGATTGCTAGCCGTTATTCAAGACTTGAAAGCAGACGTAGAGCAGTTAAAAAAATTAATAAAATGTTTGGACTGAATATAACTGTTGATTACAGAGAAGATTTTCAAAGTACAGAGATTGAAAATTATACGTTAGGTGGTGATAGCCTTGAGTAAATACACAACGCAAGTTAGATTTATCTGCGAAAGTAAAAGTGGATTAAATGAAAGCCTGGGTTCTTTATCAGTTGATGAAATAATTTCTAAATCATGGGATAAAATTTTTACAACGAAAGTAAAAATTTTTGATGAAGATTATAGAAAGATAATTTGCTCAAAAATATTGAAACATTTTTACTTGCGTGAAATTGGTACTGAAACTTTTGGTGTATGGCAGTTGTGGATGAATACTAAACTCGAAGAAATTATGCCGTTATATAACCAGTTATATGAATCGTGCAATCTTAAATTTAATCCATTTTTTGACGTAGATTTGACAAGAGAGCACAAGGGTAAAGGTAATACGGTTAGTAACGGTGACAATAGAACTATTAACAATACGACAGTTAATGCTAACAGTGTTACACAGAATAACGGTGTAAATCGTGATTTATATAGCGATACACCGCAGGGTGCATTGACAGGTGTTGAAAATGAAACATATTTAACAAACGCTAGGAAAAACATTGACGAAAACACAACAAATGTAAATACAAATACAAATAGCGTTAACAATGAAACAAATACCAATAAAACAGAAGCAAATACAACAGACGAATATATTGAGACAATAGTTGGCAAACAAGGCAGTAAAAATTACAGTGCTTTATTAAAAGAATATCGTGAAACTTTTCTAAATATTGATATGATGATTATTGGAGAGTTTAACGACTTATTTTTAAATTTATGGTAGTGAGGTGAAAAAAATGACAGGGTATGAGAACATTAGACGTATGTGTTTTCCTTTGGTTACACCAGTTTTACCGAGTGTGTTTGATGATTCATTATCATACTACGAGTGCTTAACGCACGTTGTCGGTGTTTTAAATAAAACGATTGACGCAGTTAATTTTATTGGTAATAACACTGAACAACTTTTCAATCAGTGGATTAATGAACACAAAAACGAAGTGTTGTTAAATGCATCATATAACGAAGAAAGTAAAACTTTATTCGTGTATGCAAAGGAATAATGTAGGGTGGTAAACAATGAAAAAATATATTGAAAAAATTGATTTATCTGGAACAGAACTTTTTATCAGTGATTCTGAATCCAAAGAAGAAACTAAAAGACTCTGGAAAAGATTCGGACAACTTGATTTATCCGGTAAGACTGTTTTCATTGGCGATAGTTACGGTGAGGGTTATACCACAATATTTGATAATACAGGTGCTATAAAAGGTTACACTATTAAGCCATGGGAAAATTATGTTATCGAAAATTGTGGAATTACAGACTATGTGATAAGCTGTCGTGGTGGTACTGGTTTTGCAGTAACAAACAATACTTTTGAATCGTTGCTTGATAGTGTTCAAGTTGACGCACCAGAAAGCGTAAAAAATATAGTCGTGTGCGGTGGCTATAATGAGCCAGCCGACATTGGTGCGATACAAACAGGTGAAATGATTTTTTACAATAAAGCGAAAAGTAAATTTCCTAACGCTAAAATCTTTTGTGGAATGATTGGTTGGGATGTTAATTCGACTAACTGGGATAAATTAAACAAGGTGTGTGAAGCGTATCAGTATAATGCGGTTGATTGGTTTTACTTGAACAACGTACAGTATTCTATTCATTCTGATGGTCTTATGGGTGCTGACGGATTTCACCCGAACGAGACAGGATATTCGAAGATAGGGCTTTACGTTTCAGAAGCTTTGAAAACTGGCTCATGTAATCCGAGTTTCTTTA